TGTTCGTAATTTGCTTACAGCTTACAGGTTTAGTACCGAAGGCGCAAAAACTAATGACGGTGAGTTACTAATTAAGGCGCAAGATTTTAAAACTGGCGAATTAATCGGGCGAGCAATTGGTTTTAACCCTGATATTTTAGCTAACCCACAACAAGTTGCCTTTAAAATGTTAGCAGCTAACAGAAAAATAGAAATTGAACGTAAGTTAATACTTGATAGACTAGATTTACAGTATAGGCGAAATACAAAATCTAGTGTTATTAAGTTTAGTTACATAATAGCAAATGAAGTAGCTGAATTTAATTCAAAACACCCGACCTCTGCAATAACTGAAGATACTATTATGGAGTCTTTAGAGACAAGGGCAAAACAACGTGCCGAGAGTATAGTAGGTGTGCCAATTAATGAAAAGACAGTAACCTTGTTTGACCCAGCTTTAGCTAATATGCAACGTAAACTAGCCGAGCGAGCGAAAGAAATGAGCGAGGCGCGAGAAAAGGAAGCGAAGAAATAAAAAACCCCCGATGTTTAGTCGGGGGTAAAGGGAGTATTAGCAACTGCGGTGGCTAATGGCTGTATTGTACCCTAGGTTCGCCATACGCGCAAGCCTTTTATGCCGTCTTCGATTACAAGTTTGACTAGGACTGACATCTTTAGTCGTTTGGCTATGGTGGCTATCGTAGCTTTAGCTGCTTTATGATCTATGCACGGCACAAAGAATGAGTAGCCAGCCCTGAATTTACCCCAATTAATTTGGTAGATCACTGTTTCTATCTTCATTAGCGGCAACGGAGGAGTCTATCTGTAGAAATTCAGAGACTGAGGCATCAAACTTTAGTACCCGTACTGCCGGGGACACAACTTTCATGCCCTTTGACATACGCTTATTCGTGCCCTCTACAAAAACTTTCAGTGTAGTTAGCGACTTGAGTGTACTTTTGTAGTTTATCTGCTGACGTACGCAGAAGTCTTTGAATTGTTTTGCTGCGATGTAGAGTTCTTTCGTGTCTGGCTCGTAGCGTATAAGTAACTCTCCCTTGGGTTCCAACATAGGAAGTGGTTGGAGGATACTACGGGCATCAACCGCTCCGTTTACTACCAGCGCATTGTTTATGTGGGCATTTATAAACTCACCCAGCACAGTGATGGGTGTAGATTCTGGAGGTTTTACCTCGTGCCGCATGTCACCCAACATGACTTTAAGCCACTCGTAAATGTTTTTTATGTTGTAGTCGTGCAGCTTTAAACTTTTCGCTATCAACCCCCCGGCTATATTGCAAGCTGCAAGCCCAGACCAGAACCGTTCGCGCATAGTAAACTGCACTTCTTTATCGAGTCTAGCCTGAACCTGCCGTAATAAGCCGACTGCATCTTCTTGGTTATTGACAAGCCATTGGAGGTATGGCTCCCCTGCGTGCCCAAAGTTTTCTCGTAGTTGGTGGTCAAATAACTGCTTGCCCAACTGCACATCTATTATGCCGTTGGGTTCTATTCTGTACTCTAATAGGCGCATAGACTCACCATCGGGGGAGTTTTTAGCCACACCTAATTTTTCATAGAAGCTAGCGTTGGAGGAGCAAAGGGTTATGCCTTGCCACTTAGTGTTATTTATGCGAAGCTCGTTGGTCGAGCCTTTCATTTTGTCTTTACCCCGCCCTTGCGATATGCTGTAGGCTAGGTCGGAGAACTCCATTGCGCTCAGGTTGGTTATTTCATCCACCGTATTCGGTAGGTTGTTAAGCACACCCAAGCGATGTATCTTTGCGTTAAATGTATCTTTGAACATGGAAGTTAGTTCCTTTGGTTGCCCGTAAACGCTGTTACACATAAACAGTGCTGTTGATTTACCCGAACCTGACTCGGGGTGAATTACGTTAATGATCGCACCCTCTAACCCGGTAAACTTAAGTAGCGGTGAGCCAAAGGCGGTCAAAGCTGCAAACGCATGTGGCTCCATACCCGGCAAAGCGTACATGTTAAACACTTCTTTCCATTTGTCTAGCGTACCCTTTACCACTAGCTTCTCGGCAACGTCTTTTGTGGTGATAGATGGGGGGCTGTAAAACACACCATCTTTAGTAATTTCTCGGTCGCCCAAGATAAACTTACTGTCACTCTCTACCCAACCAAACTGAGTTCTCATAGTCTCTGCTTTCTTAATATACTGTAAATTCTTAACAAAAAATACTACAAATCTTGCAAGGTTTTCGTACTGCTTTTGATGGGCTACTACCCCCTGCTGTGCTAATGCCCTACGTAGCTCATCCTTCATGGCTATAACCATTGTGGATATCGTAAATTCACGTACCCCATCGTGCGGCAAGTGCAACCGGAATAAGGCGACCTCCCCTGCCTCGGAGTCATGCATACGCTTTACTACGTATAGGTCATGCTCATAAACCAAAACTGGCTCGGACTCTTCGTCGTCGTCGCCTGAGCGCATGTAAATGCCTCCATTTTTACCACGGAAAAAGGGGGCTGGATACTCTGGTATACGTTGAGGTGTGGCTCCCTGCTCAGCTTTAATTACGTACCCATCACCGTCAACATCGGCGGCTTCGATCTCCATACCCAACACAATGGGGGATTTGATCTTGCCTTTGTGTTTACATCCTTCACAGCCCGTAGGGTTTAGTTTCTCAAATGTTGCACAAAGATGAGGCCCACCTTTTAGTTGTAGGTTGTGTACCTTTTGATCTACTTCCCTAGCGTCATAGCCCGGATGCTGGCTTGACATCTTATGCACGGTATCATGTGAGTCTATGCAAAAAGCAGCGATAGATAGAGCAGCCCTCCATAAAGGCTCCGGTGTATTTTCTTGGTCGGTAAAGCACCCCAATAGTTGCGAACACCCCTCACCTTTTACAGATTTAAGCATGATGGTCTTAAACCGCTTAATCTTGTTGCTCGTCAACGCTTCCATCATGGGGCTGATGGTTCTTGGTATAAAGTCGGGTGTATCTTCCTTTGGCTCCGAAGACCCAAGAATAGTTTGTAGCTGTGAGTACGTCAGACTTTGTGTTACTTCGTTGAGTGTTGTAACCTCTACCGGGGTATCCCGCTTGAAGTTGAATGTACCCGGCGCACGTAAAACACGCGATGCTTCAAACACCACAGGGTCAACTATCACCCCCTGCTCAATGCATAGTTCTGCTAACCTTTTTGCTAATGGTTCCCACTGTAGGCGAGATATGGTTTGATCTAGCACCCAGTACGCATGTATGCCGTAACCGGAACTGACTAAAATTGGCTTTGGCAGACCGATGGTGACGCAGAACTTTTTAAGCTCACTCAATCCCGTTGCTTGGTCTACATAGCCTTGGATGACACCTTTTGCATTAGGCTCGGCTTTGCTAGGGCCGCAGTCGATGTCTATCCATAGCGATTTAAAGTACTTAGCATTTTCATGCGTACGGTTGTTGAGAGGGCCAAACTTAGCACACCCAAAGTACGCATCAATACCTAAATCGTTGAAGTGCTTTGTTAGCTCTTCTAGTTCTTCTCTTGTATCTACAAGATGTTGGTCAGGGTATTTTCCAATCCCTATCACACAGTACCGCCCCTCCGAAGGCAACACGGTGTCAAGTAGATCAAACTTGAGCATGGTTAAAAAAGTTTGTGCTGGCGCTTGAGAGAGTGTATGTATTTTTCTATTTGTACACTGTATGCCGCAGTAGGGGTTGAGTTCCCCTTAAACCAATTGTAGACACACATACGGCTTACGCCGAATATGTCTGACACCTGCGACACACTGATACCAACACCAATACATACACGCCCCAAGGCCACACCCGGAGATTTAACAACAGCTTTTTGATTTGCTGTAACTAAACTCTGGCTGTAGCCGTAGGTCATATATTAGTCCTCGTCACTCCACGCCTTAACCACAGAATCAAGGTCTTTCTTGATGGTAGGTTTTGGCTCAACTTTCTTTTCCCGTTTGGTTGGCTCCTCAATCGGGCTATCTTTAATGGTTGCAACGGGAACTGGTGCAGCCACCGCCAATGGTTTAGCTGATCCCGATACATCCGCTTGGTATGGAGTCATTACAACCATTCGCTGAGTTTCTGGCGTGACCGCAGCCGCACTAGTCACAGCGTACTCTGCCTTCGTGATAAACCTAACGGGGGAAAACAACACCGATTGGTTGTCGTTACCATCGTTAAAGCTAAGCTCAGTCACAACATAGTCCAAGCTCTTACCGTTGTTTGAAAGGTACTTGGTGTAGCCCTCAAACGGATAGGAATTGTCTCCAACTTTGTCACCAAACAAAGACTTGGAAGCCAGATTCATTTGATATACATCACCTTCCAGCGAAGTACCGAAGTCCTCTTCCAATACAAGTGCAATGCGGCGGGAATACCGGCAAGCTTTAGAGCTACCCATACCTGAACCCTTGATATTCTGAGAACAGCTATCGCAACGCTCAGCTTGGGGGGCGTCTGCATTTTTATCGGGGGTGCGCCCGTCATTTGAAAAGCAGTCGGGCGCAGTCGGCTCGGCATCAGGAGTCCACGCCTTTGTGTAGAAGATACGACCCACTTGCGGGGAAGCATTAATGATGATGGCATTCATACTGCCACCTTTGATCTTACCCATCTCTTTACCACTCACCGTCTTACGGAAAATTCCGTTTTTAGGTACGATGCGTTTAACGCCAACTTTTCCAGCCAACTGCTGTGTAAGGGCGCTAGTGCCAGCCGACTGCAAAAAGTCGGGAAGCTCTTGGTCAAAAAGTGTAATGTTGCTCATGTTTCATTTTTCCTTAGAACGTCTAACCACCACGGAATATTCACTCTCTACGTTAAGACCCATAGGAAGTGTGTCTGGATTCTCTAAAAGAAATTCCTTCATGTGTGATTGATGAAGTCTTTTCTCTAACAGGCCAAATGCTGCGTGTTCATTAATAAACGCATACATAGAATCCCAATCGTTCGTCCAGTACCGTGATTTCACTGAGCGAATGATCGTGCCATGTTCGGTGCGGATGCTGTCGGCATTCATGCTCTTGCATACGTCAAGCATTTCGCCTTCGATAATCTGTAGCTCTTCGTCTAGTTCTTTGTCATGCTCCTCAAACTTGAGCCTAAGCTCGTTTCGGTTATCGCGTATTTTTATGTAGATGCGCGTCAATTTATCAAGTGGTATAGGGGGTTGTTCCTCCTGAACATCATCGTCCATGTGTAGTCCTCGTTGGTGGGGAGTCTATTCTACCACAACTCTTTACAATGTCAAGAGTTTAGAGCGTTAATTCTTGTCGGTAGAGATCAATTATTTTTTGGTGGTTGTCTATGTTGCCACGCAGCATACCGTACATCTTTTCTTCGATAGGACTACCATGTATGTGAACAACAGTCATGTTGTTCAGTTGCCCCGGACGGTCAATACGTGCGTTAGCTTGTAGGTATGTCTCTACGCTTGTGCATGGAGCGTACCATATGACTGTGTTTGCAGCGGTTAGGGTTAGCCCGTGTGCAGCGGCTTTAGGTTGGATGATAAGCACCTTCGGGTTGTGTTGCTCTTGGAACTGCTTCACTACCTCTGAGCGTTTGTTAACCGACACACTTCCATTGATAACCTCGCATGTGATATGTTGTTTTTCTAAGTGTTTTTTTAACAGGTCTATGGTATGTGTAAACGGAACGAACACAAGTACTTTATGGCTCGACTCCTCAATGACTTCTTGCACTACTTTAAGTCGGCTGCTCACATCAAACTCAATAATTTCACCAGTGTCGGTGTAGACTGCACCACCAGAAATCTGTAGCAACTTAGTTATCTTTACTGCGGCATTAACGGCTGAGACTTCTTCACCTGCTGCTTCCATCATCATCTGCTTCTTGAGTATGTGGTAATACTTAAGCTGCTGTGGGCTAAGTGGCGCGTCTCTATCTACGTATGTGAGCGGGGGTAGGTCTAGACATTGCGCCTTCTCAAATCTAATCGCAGGCTGTAGAACTTTATGCACTATCTGAGAAGCAGTCGGCTTGGGCGTCCATCGGAACATACTGACTTTTTGCATGACCGAATCTCTAAACTGCCCAAAGAACGGGGACACCCCGCTAGGGTTAATTAGCTTAGCTAGACCGTAAGCATCCACAGGAGACTGAGCAGCGGGAGTGCCTGTCAGCATCCACAACCCTTTGACGGTCTTGAGTAGGTCACGCAGATTTCGCCATCGTTCAGTCTGGGCATTTTTATACGCCGAAGCTTCATCGACAACTATCAAGTCAAACCCACCATTGATAATCTCTCTTTTTATTATGCCAACCCCGTCAAAGTTTACGATAATAAACTCCGCGTTAGCTTTTATTATTTGCTTCCGTTTGCTTGCAGAACCGTAAGCGATTTCAACCGTACGGTGTATGGCAAATTTAAATAAGTCAACTTGCCACGCCGATTTCATTATTGATAGAGGACAAATCACTAACACTCGTTTTACTAGCCCAAGGGTCATCAAGTAGTCCACAGCCCAGATAACTGATGCCGTCTTACCTGTACCCTGTTCGTTGAAGCAGAAAGCTTTACGGTTGGATATTAAAAATTCTGATGTAGTCTTCTGATGTTCAAATGGTGTGATCCCTATGGGGCGAGGCCATTCATATTCTGATAAATTCATTTTTTCTTACGCTCCTTGTTACTTACTTCTGATATGACTTTGTGGTTTGACCCACGTTTAAACGAACGGTTTGCGGCTACGCTTTCCAGCTTAGTACCATCAGTGTTTGAGCCACCCTTGGACAAAGCTACACGATGAGCAACGTCCTTACCCTCTCGTTTGTCGGCAATGTTGTTGCCGTTGGCGTCTGGGCTTTTATTGTCTATGGCTTCTCGTGCCCGTTGCCGTTCAAGGCGAGGGCTACCCTCGCCCCGTGTAAGCTGCTGCTGATACTCTTTTTTGTAGGGGCGGGGTTTATTCACGTATGGCATGATTAGTTTCCTATAATTGTTCGAAGTTTATAACAATGCACTAAATTTTCCATAGCGGAAAAAAAACTTCTCGCCTCCATACCGCCATAGAGAGTTATTTTTATTTTATCGGTTGAAAAATCAAAATCCTCGGGATATCCCTCGGCTTCGACGTTCATGGGATTACCGCCATGTCCATGTGTGTCAAAGGTAACTACAGTTTTTTCACTATTACCACCTTCGCAGTCATTGGTAACTGACATATTTAAAAACCCCTGAAACCAACTTTCTTCACCATCTTTAACCTTTAAACCTTCAAATTTTTCATGGTCAAA